TTTCCACAGGCTACTGCTGCATGGGGAACTGTAACACATTTCGCAATGTGGGATGCATCAACAGCTGGTAACATGTTGTTCTACGGAGCACTTGACAATGCTAGAAATATAGGTCAGAATGATACACCTTCCTTCGCAGACGGTGCATTAGATATTACTATGGATTAATCCTTAGGGATTATAAAATAGTTGTTTAGAAAATTTCCCTCTCACTAAGAACATATTATAAATATTAATTAGTGAGAGGGTTTTTTCCGTCATGAAAATAAGTGAAGCTAAATCATTAATAAGAAAAAATGAATATAAACATTATGTATATGGTATAATATCACCATCAGGCAAACCATTTTATATAGGTAAAGGTCAAGATTATAGATTTCAACTTCATTTAGCTGAAGCTATTAACACAGATAATAAAAATTTAAAATTGAGTATAATCAGAGGGATTATAAAATCTAACAAAAGATTAAACTATAAAATTTATGGATTTTATAAAACAGATGAAATTGCATTGGAAGTTGAAAAATTTTTAATATTATATTATGGTAGGATTGATTTAAAAACTGGAATACTAACTAATCTAACTGATGGTGGCGGTCCAAGAAATTGTGCTGAGGAATCATTAAAAAAATTAAGTGATTCAATTAAAAATTATGTTTTAACTCACCCAATAGAACATAAGTCTTATCAAAAAAATGCAACAAAAATTAAACAACTACCTGAAGTAAGAAATAAATATAGAAAAGCTCAACTAGATTACATGAAAGAATTTCCCGAAGAATATGCAGATACTATAGCTAAAACGCATGAGACTAGAAGAAAACCAGAGAATAGAAAAGCAAATAGTAAACGATTGAAAGAATATTTTAAAGATCCTAATGCTAGAAAGAAAAATAGTGAAGCTCAAAAATTAGCTCATAAAAGAAAAAAAATAGTTATAGATAGATGTAAAAATTTAATAGAGATTAACTCTTTAGATATTCAGTTACCATCAACTGCTAAGAGTATTAAAGTTTTTAAAGAATTAGAAAAGCAATTACTTGAATTAATTTAAGTTTCAAACCCTCTCACTGTTTAACTGGGTGAGAGGGTTTTTTCCGTTGGAATAATCTTTAACTATCAAATATTTTAGAACAAAATAAAAAGGTATTGATATTATTAAAAGATAAAATAGGAGATTTAATATGGGAACTAGAATATATGGTGGTTTCAGCTTAACTGGTGGGGGAGCTAATTCATTAGATGCAATTGATGGCGCTGGCTTGGAAGCCGGAGATGCTGCTATCATTTTTACAGACACAAGAACAAGATTTTATAAATTAGATCCAACTCATGGTGGGATTGAAAGTAGTCCTAATGTTATAACACCTGACAGTTCGCCTGGAACTAAGAGATGGGTATTAGTAACAGACCCAGAAATAATGTCAGAAGTAGATGAAGATATCATTCCTGATTTAGATATCACCAGATCATTGGGTAGTCCTACTAAACAATGGAAAGACGTTTATGTTGGACCTGGTTCTCTATATGTAAATGGTCAAAAGGTTCTTGAAGAAGATTCAGGAACTATTGTTGTTAGTGCCGATTCAGATCAGAATCTCCAATTTAAATCTGTAGGTAGTGGTGATATTGAATTATTACCTGCAGGAACTGGCGTAATTCAAATGAAGGGTAATTTCTCGGTATTGGGTGGAAAGAATATCATGTCAAGTGATGGTAATGCTATCAGTTTTAGTGATGGTATTGATATGAATGGTAACAAGATTACTGAGTTACCTGAACCTACTGCGGGAACAGATGCTGCTACAAGAAATTATGTAACAACATATTCCTCAAATGCTAGTAACCTTTCATCAGGAACTATACCAACATCAGTATTACCTCCAATAGCTATGACAACAGTTAAAGTTGCTTTGTCTGAAGTTGCTATGTTAGCCCTTACTACTGAGGAAGGTGATGTTATTGTTAGATCGGATGAAAATAAAACTTACATGCGTAATAATGGATCATCAGGAACTATGACTGATTTTACTGAACTTGCTACTCCTACTGATTCAGTTCTTAGTGTTAATGGAGCAACAGGAACAGTTATATTAAATCAAGATCAAGTCGGTGATGGTACTACATATGTTAGAACACATAATGATTTAAGTGATACTCTTAAAACTAAACTTGATGGTATACAAGCTGGGGCAACAGATGACCAAACAGCTTCTGAAATATTAACTGCTCTAAAAACTGTTGATGGTTCAGGTTCAGGATTAGATGCCGATCTATTAGATGGTAAAAATTCAGATGTTAATAATACTGCTGATACTATTGTACTACGTGATGCTGAGGGTGATGTTAATGGTCGTTACTTTACAATGTCTGCTCCTGTTGGTGCAAGAAATTCAGATGAAGAATTTATCTCAGTAAGTGGTGGAACATTATATAGAAATACTACTGTTGGATTAAAAACTTCTCTTGGATTAGAGAATGTTGAAAATGGTGCTGAAATTAATCCTACTAGTAGTGAAATTAAAACATCTTATGAATCTAATGCAAACACCAATGCTTTTACTGATGCCCTTTTATCCAAGGTTAATGGGATTGAAGCAGGTGCTGATGTTAATCCTACTAATAGTGAGATTAAAACAGCATATGAAGCTAACGCTAATACTAATGCCTTTACCGATGCTCTATTGGCTAAGATAAATGCTATAGAAGCAAATGCTACTGCTGATATGACTGCCGCTCAAATACTAGCAGCTCTTTTAACAGTTGATGGCACAGGATCAGGATTAGACGCAGATAAATTAGATGGTTTAAGTCCAACTGTTAATGCTACAGCTAATACTATTGTTAGTCGTGATGGTAGTGGAAATATTACTGTTAATATTATGAATGGTACTGCTACTCAAGCAAGATATGCTTAATCTATTAAAATAATTTTTAATTAGAAACAAACTCCCTCAATCAATATACGGATTGGGGGAGTTTTTCCGTACAAATATGCTACCGACTCATGTTTAAAACTAGAACAAATTAAAAAATATAGAGTTTGGAAACATAAATAATAATTTTAGATTTATAAAGGGGTTAAGCTATGGCGAATTATATATACGGAGCTGTTGCTTTAAATGGTGGAGGTACAGGTTCATTAGATTCTATTGATGGTACTGACCTTGCACAAGGCGACGCAGCAATTGTTTTTACATCAGATGCTACATATATTTATACATTGGATGAGTCAAGTGGTGGCACTGAAAGTTCACCTGATTTAATTACACCTGATACAAATGAAGCAAATAAAAGATGGGTTTTAGTTTCTAGTAGAGCTGCTGAGTCATCATTAGACTATTCTTCTTTTAATGGTATTCTTGATGCTAATGACGACGATGTTCAAAAAGCATTAAATACTATTGATGATATGTTTGATTCTGGAGATTTTACCATTAGTCCTGGTCAAGTTCTTCTAGATGGTAGAGTAATTAAAAATGTAATTACTGATTCAGGAACTGTTACTATTAGTAGTCATCAACTTGATTTACTTGGTCAAGGTAAAGTAAATACAACTGGTTCTGGAAGACAGGTAACTTTTTCAGTTGATGATTTAGCAATTGTAACTAAAACTTCATCTTATTCAATTACTGCTGACGATGATATTGTAATTGGTGATTGTTCTGGTGGTGATATAACATTAACATTACCTCAAGCATCAACTAAATCAGCTATAACAATCTTTAAGAAATCATCTTCAAATACTTTAACTGTAGCATGTTATGGATCAGAAACTATTGAATCAAATGCTTCTTATGATATTAATGATGAATATGGCGCTTTAAGATTAGTATCAGATGATACTAATACTTGGGTTACAAGTTCTGAGATGTTTGATTTACCAACTGCTACTGCATCAATTTTAGGTGCTATTAAAGTTGGTGATAACTTAGAAATGAATGGTGATACTTTAAATACTAATTTATCTGCTGTTAATGAAGATATTATTCCTGACGCTGATGTTACTAGATCATTGGGTACTGCAGCTAAACAATGGAAAGACGTCTTTGTTGGACCTGGATCTTTATATGTAAATGGTCAACAAGTTGTTTCAGATAACTCTGGTACTATTGTAATGAGTGCTGATGCTGATCAAAACATTCAAGTTCAATCTAAAGGTACTGGTGATATTGAATTGTTACCTTCTGGTTCTGGTGTAATTCAAATGAAAGGTAATTTTTCAGTTCTTGCTGGAAAGAATATGATGTCAAGTGATGGAAATGCGATAAGCTTCACTGATGGTATTGATATGAATGGTAATAGACTGACTGGATTACCAGCACCTACTACCGATAGTGATGTTGCTACTAGGTTATTTGCTAAAGATGCTTCTAACCTTACTACTGGTACAATACCAGCTGCAAGAATGCCACAAACATATGCAATAGTTGGTAATAACTTATCAGACTTAACTAATGCTACTACTGCAAGAACTAATATTGGTCTTAGTAATGTTCCAAATGTTAACACAACTAATGCTAGTAATATAACAACAGGTACACTACCAAGTAGTGTATTACCTCCAATTGCTATTACAACAACTCAGGTTGCTTCATCAGAAGCTGCTCAATTAGCATTGGTTACTCAACAGGGTGATGTTGTAGTTAGAACTGATCTTAATAGATCATATATAGACAATGGTGGAACAGCTGGTACTATGGCTGATTTTACTGAATTATCAACACCAGTTGATTCTGTATTAAGTGTTAATGGTGAGACAGGAACAGTTATATTAAATCAAGATGAGATTGGTGATGGTACTACATATGTTAGAACTCAGAATGACTTCACTGATCCTCTATTAACTAAACTTAATGGGATTGAAGCAGGTGCTGATGTTAATCCTACTAACTCTGAAGTAAAAACAGCTTATGAAGCTAACGCTAATACAAATGCCTTCACTGATGCTTTACAAACTAAGTTAAATGGGATTGAATCTTCTGCTACTGCTGATATGACTGCTGCTGAGATATTGACAGCTATCAAAACTGTTGATGGTCCTGGTTCTGGATTAAATGCTGATGTGTTAGATAATATGAGTTCATCTACTGCTGCTACTGGTAGTACTATTGTTGCAAGAGATGCTGAGGGAGATATAAATGTAAGATATGCAACTGGTCTTCATATGATTATGTCTCATGCACAAGCAACAAGAAATTCTGATACAATATTTTATTCTTCTGATGATACTGCTATTAGAAAAAATACTGCTGCAGGATTTAAAGCTTCTCTTGATCTAGATAACGTTGATAATATTGGATCAGCAACTGGAGCTACTGGAGATACTTTAGTACTTAGAGATGCAAGTGGTAATACAACTTCTGCAACTGTTAATGCTACAAATGTTATTGCTAGTAATATGATTAAAAGTGATATGTATGCTAGTACTAATGCTTCACAGTTAGCTATAGCTGCTGGGGAATCATATACCCAATTGACTGTTGGTAATATTGGCACTGCAGAAACAGTTTGGTTAGGTGGAGAAAATGGAGTTAAAGTTGTTTCATCTCCTGATAATTGGACATCAAGTTGGGCTGGTAGACATGAAGCAACTATTTTAGATTCATCTGGTAATAGTTCTTTTCCTGGTACTATAACCGCTGCTTTATCAGGTAATGCTTCAACAGCTACTACTTTACAAACTGCTAGAAGTATTAATGGTGTATCATTTAATGGATCAGCTAATATAATTGTAGATCCTTATATTTCTGACGATGATACTGGTGATACAAACTGTCCATTAACATTCACCGCTAATACTACTGCTGGATATAAAAGGTTATATGAAGATTCTAGTCTTTATTTTGATAATACTAATAATAGATTATATGCTCCTGCATTTTATGGAACTTCTACATCTTCTAGATATGCCGATTTAGCTGAAAAGCATACTTGTGAAAACAAAGCTCTTATTACTGGCACTGTTATTTGTGCTTGTAGTCAAGGTGAGTATGAAGCAGAAGAATGTATGACTGAAAAAGCGTCCAATGTTATTGGTGTTGTTTCAGAAAAAGCTGGTTATATAATGAATGAAGATTTAGAAGATAGTATTATTGTTGGTCTTACTGGTAAAGTTCCAGTTAGAATTGTTGGTGAAGTCAAGAAAGGACAACCAATTGTTTCAGCTGGTAATGGTTGTGCAAGACAGGCTATTACTGAAATGGAACTTCTATATAAAATGGGAGTTGCATTAGAAGATAATAGTGATATGAATGAAAAATTAGTTTACTGCGCAATTAAATAAATAGTTAAGAAACAAACTCCCTCAGTTAATATACATACTGAGGGAGTTTGTTCCGTCGGAAGATTTGCTTAATCCTATAAATATTTAGAACAAATAATAAAATTAAGACTATCTTAAAATGGAGGAATAATGGCTGATTTAATCATTAGAAGTAGAAACCTGATAATATCTATGGGTGGAGCTTCTTCCGTTAAATCAGTGAGCAAACCTTCAAGTTTTGCTCTGTTGATGGGTTTTGGTGGAATAGCTAAAATAACATCAACAATTAAGACTGTAAATACTATAGTATTCGAGTCAACATCTTCTTTAATTAGTTATGTTGATTACGATTCTATATCTACTAACAAATGTATTGGAACTTCAATACAAACCCATGGTCCTCCTATGGTAGATATTAAATCGTTCCTCCATTCGTTTACTGTATTTACAGTCAACTCAAATCCCTACCAACAAGACTATAAAACAAATAATTTTAAAAAAATATAAGTATATGCGGTTAGTCCGTAATTAGAATAGGAGATAAATAGTATGGCTGATATTATTTTTATAAATAGAACTGACGTAAAATGGAATGATGCATATGATAGTTATATGATCAATTCAAATGTTGGTGGAGATACCGAAGCGGGCGCGACTATGACTTTAGGTAGTAGTGAAGTGTTATCTTCTACAAGTTCAAGTGTTACAATTGCTACCAGTATTATAACTGCAGGTATTGCTGAACTATTAGCATCATCTAATTCTATAACTTCTAGTACTCCAGCTGCGGATTTAACCCTTGGTGTAATTGAACCATTATCAACAACTATTGATACTTCAACTAATATTAGTAGTTGGATTGCAATGGGTGTGGCTACTGATCTAGCTTCCAATTTATGTAATGCAACTAGTGATGTTGGAGCTGACTTAACCATTGGTGTAGTTGAAGTCGTTTCATCAACTATTGCTTATACGTCAGTTACTGCTGGACCATTACTTACTATTGGTATTGGAGAAGCTCTAACTTCAAACCAAACACCAACTTCAAATGTAAATGGTTTATTAGATCTTGGTGTGACTGAGTTACTTGCTTCATCAGCATCTAATGCTTCAACAACAGATGCTTGGTTACAAATGGGTCTTCTTGAACCTATGACTGCACATATTTCTTGTATAGTTGAGGATTCTTTAAGAGAATTAACGTTGGGTGTTGATGTTGATTGTTCATCTAGTATTTCTATTCAGACAACTGATGTTGCCTTATTAGACTTAGGTGTTACTGAAGTAATAGCATCTACTGGGTCCATTACTTCAACTGTCTCAATTGAACCTATTACTATGGGTATTGTTGAGGATTGTTCTTCAACAATTTCTATTGTATCAACTGTCTCAATTACTGATCTTATAATAGGTATAGTAGAGAGTCTTACTGCAACAGCGGGACAAGTTGTTCTTGTTAATAATTCTGGTCTTACTTTAGGTATAACAGAAACAACTGCTTCAACTGGTTCTATTATCTCAACTGTTTTAATAACTGAATTAACATTGGGTGAACCATCACCATTATCATCAACTATTGTATTAGAATCAGTGGTTAGTTCATTCTTAAATTTAGGTGTTACTGAAGTATTAGAAGGACATATTAACTTTGTTAGTTTTATTAGAAAGGGTGGAAGTAATGCTGATCTTATAATTGGTATTGCTGAATTATTATCTGATACAGTTCTTGCTCCATCAGTAGCTATTGCTGATTTAATTTTAGGCATTGATGAACCATTATCAACTACTACTAATGCATATACTTCTGTTTTTGCTGATCTTACTATAGGTCTTCAAGAATTACTTGCCTCAACACAGGGCATTACATCTGAAGTTGATTCTAATATATCATTTGGGATTGTTGAATCATTATCTCACAGTAACCCATTAGTTAGTAGTAATGCTATTGCATTAACATTGGTATTTGGTATAGTTGAATCCTTATCTTCAACAACTGATGCAGTTTCTATTAGTGGTGGTGTTTTAACAGTTGGTATTACAGAGTTAGTAGCATCAACTATTCCTATTACTACTGAGGCAGATGCTGGTGAAATAGTATTTGGTTACACAGAAATATTAAATGCTACTAGTTCATCTACTACTTTAGTTAGTTGTAATACTATTGATTTTGGTGGAGTTGAACCGTTATCTCATACAATAATCCCTGTTGGATATAGTGGACCTTGGGATGATCTATACAATGATCTTGATACTTATACAGTATCAACCACAGCTGCTTTATTATTAGTTGGAGTTGAAGAAATATTGTCAGCTACTTCATTTGTTGCAACAAATGTCGATAATTCTACTATAACTCTTGGTGTTGATGAAGTATTACAATCTTCTTTATGTAATTCATCTACTAATGTTAATGCTATAATATTATTAGGTATTACTGAAGATTTAACTGCTACTTCTGGTCCTATTTCTGTAATATCTAATAGTTTATTGACTATTGGTATTGATGAATTATTAGCTGATGTTGATAATGCTTTATCATCTAAAGTAGATGGTGAATTGAGTCTTGGTAGTGGTGAAGAATTAGCTCATACATTATATGAATTTACTTCTGGTGATCTTGATCCTTATGTTATATCAACAACTTCAAATGCAGTGTTAGACCTTGGTGTTGATGAAATATTAGGTGTCTCTCAATCATCTACAAGCTCTACTGATGCCTTATTAACTATTGGTGCTGATCAACCATTAGATTCTACACAAGGAGTTATCAGTACTATTGGTATTGCTGAATTAAATATTGGAGTTATAGAAGAATTATCAGATGAATGTGTATGTTGGACTTCTATCTCTGGTTTATTAACAACAGGTTTATCAGAGTTACTAACATCTACCACGATTTCTATATCAATAACAGATGCTGAGATGACATTAGGTATTAATGAAGAATTATCATCATCTATAAACTTTACATCAGTTGTTGGTGATGAAATATTAACTATGGGTATTGTTGAATCTTTAAGTGCTACTCAAGGAGTTATTACTACAACATCAAATTCTTTATTAGACCTTGGTGTTAGTACAGTTGTTGCTTCATCTACATTTAGTGTATCAGTAACTAATGCTGAATTGATTCTTGGTGTAGGTGAAGAATTAACATCAAGTATTAGTATTCAACCTACTATAAGTTCTATTGTTACATTAGGTGTTGATGAATTTTTAAGCTCAACTTCTACTTTAAGTGTTACATCTACAGCTCTAATAGATTTAGGTGGTGCAGAATATGTTGCCACAGCAGTTGCTTCAAATTCTATTGCATATGCTAATTTAGTATTGGGTAGAGTTGAAGAATTATCAGCTAGTAGTAATTTTACTACATTATCTGATGCATTGTTAATCACTGGTATTATTGAAACTGCAAGTGTTAGTACAACATTTACTTCAATGACAGAAGCAGTTCTACAATTAGGTATTGTTGAACCTTTATCATCAACAATTACTCCTGCTACAAATATTGATATTACTATCACTATGGGTGTTGCTGAACCTTTAAGCGCATCATTTACAATTCAATCAGTTGTTCCTAACGCTGCAATATTATTTGGTGTTAATGAATTACTTGCTTCAACTTCTATAAATGCATCTACATCAGATGCTACTATACACTTAGGAGTTGATGAACCGTTAACTGCTTCTATTGGTGTTGTTTCTAAAACAGTATCATTTATTACTCTTGGTGTAGCTGTAGAGTTAAGTGGTGACGCAGGTCCTATAAGTTATGCTGTTTCATCTACAACTATGGGTGTTGATGAAGATTTAGCTCATACTTCTCCATACACATTTCCTCTTGTATGGTCAAATGATGTAACAGGTTCTGGTGATGCTTTTGGTGAAAACCCTTATGCAAGACCACCATCAAGAGCATTTGATAATGCTAACACTAATTACAGTGTAAATGCTTGGATGGGAAGTTTAACAGGCGATGCTATTATTGGTTATGATTTTGGTGTTGGGAATGAGAAAGTAATACAACAACTAAAAGTAAATGCTACTAGTAGACTTAATCATGCTCCTACTGATTTTAAATTACAAGGTAGTTCATCTATATCTGGTCCTTGGACTGATATATTTGAAGTTATTGGACAAACTTGGTTAGGTTTATTTGATAGTAAAACATATACTTTTATTGATAATAAAACATCTTATCAAGTTTATAGATTATTAATAACTGATTCAATTAGTGGTATTGATGTTGAGATTGGTGAAATTGAGTTAATGGAAAATATTTCAGATCTTAGTATTGATGTTCAATCAGATGTTTTAAATGCTGTATTAACTCTTGGTGGAATTGAATTACTTTCAGGTTCAACTGATCCAATTTCTACAGTAGGTGTTGCATTATTAGATTTAGGTGTTTCAGAGTTACTTGGTTCTGCTGGACCCTGTGTTTCAACTGTAGGGTCTACTACACTAACACTTGGTGTCATTGAAGATTTATCATATACCAATACAACTGTTGTAGTTGGAGAAGGTTTATTTATAAATAACTACGTTGCTGATTCAGAAGCTTCTGCAGATATTACTCTTGGTGTTGATGTTCCATTAGATTCAACTATTAACTTTAGTACAGAGTCTGATTCTTTACTGACAATAGGTATTGCTGAATTAATGGGTACTTTAGGATTTGGTCTTACTATTACAGAAGGATCATTAACTCTTGGAGTAGATGAACCATTATCATCAACTATTGGTATTACTAGTGAATCTGATGGTGAATTAGGTATACCAGGTAAGATAGAAGAATTATCTTCTAGTATAAATGTTGTATTATATGCAAATGCTTCATCATTAGATACTGGTGTTCTGGAAATAGTATCAGCATTTAAAATGATATGGACACAAATTCATACACCGCCATTAACACTTGGTGTAACAGAATTGTTTAATACAGGTATTAATATTTCAACAATTGTTAGTGAACCTGAACTTATTGCAGGTCTTACTGAGTTTATAGCAGCAACTAGTTTTTCTAACTCTGTTGCTGATGCTGTATTAACTCTTGGTATTGGTGAAAGTTTAACATTTGATAATTATGCTCCAACAGCGCCAAATTTAGCAACTGACCCAACAAGAGCTACTGCTTCATCAAATGATGAAACTGTAGATAATTTATTTAGTGGAACAACTGCTCAGTGGTCGAATGACCCTTCTGATACTCAACCTACAATTACATATACATTTCCAGTGCCAACAGTAGTTAATGCAATGTCATTTAGAGTTGGTAACTATGCTCCTGATTATACACCATATAGTTGGGAAGTGAGAGGATGGACTTCTGCTACAGGTTGGGTACTATTAACATATATTCAAGGTTATACTTCTTCATACTGGTCGCCAGGTAAGGTTGCAGGATTTGGTATTTCAAATAATGATCCATATGATAAATATAGTATACGAATAGTATCAATTCATGAAGGTATAACACCTGGAGTGGTAATATTAGATGAAATTGAAATGAGAAATACTCTTGATGTTGGACACTTCAATGCGGTTGCTCAGTCATCCTCTACAGCATTCTTAAGTATGGGTAATGATGAATTACTTGCTTCATCAGTAATTTCAACAGGTGCTGTTGCTGGTGAATTAATATTTGGTTTAGTAGAAATGATTTCTGCTACAAGAGTTGTTAATACAGTAACTATTGGACAAATGTTTATGGGTCTTTCTGAAATATTGGAAGGAACATCTATAAGTGTTGTTGATGTTAATAATGAAGTAGATTGTATGGCATTAAGAATGAGATTAAGAGTTACAGGTGAAATCTCTACAAAGGGTGGTATTTTTGTGACGTAAATTGTTCTATAACTAATTCTCAAAGGAAATTATACTTATGAGTAATGTAGTTTTTATAAATAGAGCAGATGTAAAATGGAATGATTCATTTGATTCTTATCTTGTTAATTCTAATGTAGGTGGTGACACTCTTGCGGGTGCATCACTTACAATAGGATCTAATGAGGTATTAGCAGGTATATCTAATTCAAGTACGTCTGCCATTTCAGTGTTAACTTTAGGTCTTGTAGAGATTTTAGCGTCTACAATTCCCACAACATCTATTAGTGAAAATATTGAATTATTTATGGGAATCCAGGAGAATATTTCAACTGGTGTTATTATAGGAACAAATGTTGACTCATTTTTAACAATGGGATTAGCAGAAGGTATTTCATCTACAAATATTAATCAAACTAATATAACAGCTTCTTTAAGTCTTGGTGTTGTTGAATTACTTGGTAGTTCAACATCTATTTTTTCATACACTACCTCTGATTTAATTATAGGTGTTGTTGAGTTAGTGACCAGTCATATATATGTTAATAGTATTACAACATCTCCTACATTAATATTAGGAGGAGTAGAACCTTTAGTAGGATCAACTACTATAATTGAGAGTATGGTTTCTGGTTTTATAATATTAGGTGTTGAAGAAGTTATATTTGCTAATAGTCATTCAAGAACAGATGTAGTATCCGAACTAACCTTAGGTATTAATGAACCTTTATCAGCTACAAACTCAATAGAATCATTCAGTGAGTCTTTAATTACTATTGGTATTTCAGAGTTATTAGCTGTTACATCTATTTCTATAAGTTTAGCTACTTCTCTATCTATTGATTTAGGTCAAGATGAACCAGTATCTTCATCAACTCTTATTAATTCAAATATTGATGTTACATTGACTATTGGTCAGTCTGAACCTATTAATTCTATTGTTGATACAACCACTGAAGTTGATGCATTATTAACATTGGGTATAGTTGAGGTTCTTGGTGTTACTTCTTCAATAACATCTGATATTGTTACTGATCTTACTATAGGTCAAGTAGAACCTTTAGAATCAACAATATTAGCTCAATCATCAATTAGTTCATTCTTAATTCTTGGTTTAACTGAACCTTTATCATCTACAATAAATCTACAAAGTTTTATTAGAAAAGGTGGTGAATGGTCAGAACTTATAATTGGACATACTGAACTACTAAGTAATACAGTACAAGTAGTTTCAATTGTATCACATACAAATCTTGACTTAGGTGGTGGATTTGAAGAGTTATCTCATAATGTTCTTATTCAATCAAATGTTGGAAGTACATTAACAATTGGTCATGTTGAATTGTTGGCATCAACTATTGCAAATGCGACAATAGCAAATGTTGCTGATTTATATATTGGTATTGATGAACCATTAACTTCTACAATTATTGCTGAAAGTTCCTCTAGTGCATTTGTATTAATGGGAACAACTGAACAATTATCAGCAACAGTTAATACAGAAGTTAGTCAGAATTCTTTACTTCTTGTAGGTCAGGTTGAATTATTATCAACTACTATTTTCTCTATATCAATAACTGATTCAGATATGTATGTTGGTTCTAGTGAAATACAATCTGCTACTGCTACTGCTAAATCAAATATATATGCAGTATTAATTACTGGAGGTTCTGAGGGATTAAGTTCTACACAATCAGTTATATCTACTACTTCAAATTCTTTATTATCTCTTGGTGTTGTTGAATTTTTAGCAACAACTGTGTTTACAAATTCTGTAGCAGACGCTGACTTGTTCATGGGTGTTGTTGAATTAGTTTCAGGGTCAACTGATCCTATTTCTAATGTTGGTGGTATATTAACTCTTGGTGTTGCAGAAAAGGTAAAAGCAACATCTAATGTTATATCAACTTCTTCTATATCTGAATTAACTATTGGTTTTGGTGAGGAATTAAGTTCAACTACATTAGTTCAATCAAATGTTACAGTTATTATAACTACTGGATTATCAGAAGAATTATCAGGATCGATTGCTATTGTTAGTGTAATTGAATCTGAACTAGTTCTTGGTGTTGTTGAAGTATTATTATCAACAGTAACAAGTATTAGTACTGCTTCTAGTGGTCTTTTAATAACTGGAGTATTAGAGATATTAGCATCTTCATCATTTAGTGTTTCAATAACTGAAGCTGAATTGAATATGGGTGTTGTTGAATCTCTATCAGCATCTATTAGTTATGAATCTCTTGTTAGTGGATTTATAATTGAAGGTGCAGTTGAATTAATTTCAGCTACTGTTGATGTAGTAAGTTTTATTAGAAAGGGTGGAAGTTATAGTGAATTAACTCTTGGTATTAATGAAATATTAGAGCATCATAACCCAATTCAAACTAATGTTTCATTTTCTGAATTGATTCTTGGTGTTGGTGAACCATTAGAATCAACTTATTATTTCTTAGGAAGTTCTCAGGTTGATGGTTTATTAACTACTGGAAAGATAGAGGTATTAGGATCATCTTCTATTTCTCAGTCAATTACAACAACAGACTTAACTCTTGGTAGGAGTGAGGAATTAACTGGTTTATCTGTAGCAACAACAGATGGTGGAACAATAACTGGAGTTTTAACTTTAGGTGTTTCAGAAGAATTAACTTCATCTATTGATATAGTCAGTGATGTTAATGCTGATATGGTAATAGGTGTCTTAGAGTTGTTAGCGTCTACTATAGCAACTACATCACATGTTGATCTTGATTTATTTATTGGTCGAGATGAATCATTAGTAACTAGTTGTGTTGTTGAAAGTAATGTTGAAGTATTTATAACTCTTGGTGTTGCTGCTAAATTAACTGCTACTCTTGATATAACTACATCTATACTAAGTAATGTGTATTTAGGACTTGTAGAGCAGTTATCAACTCCTGTTGATATTACAACTAATGTTAGTTTACCAAATCTTGAAATAGGTGTGGTTGAATTATTAACTTCATCATCTAATGTCCAATCTTATATTACATCAGTATTAGGTTTGGGTATATTAGAGGTAGTTGCTGCTTCTTCTACTACACAATCAAATCTACCTGGTGATTTAACATTAGGTGTTGATGAACCATTAGAAGCATCTTATTTAATTCAATCTATTGTTAATGCTGAATTAGAATTAGGTGCTAATACTCCATTATCAGCTTCTATTAGTATTGTATCTTATGATGAATCTTTATTAACTATTGGTAAAGCAGAATTACTTGCTACATCAAATTTTTCTATATCAATAACAGATGCAGATATTACATTAGGTGTTGATGAACCTTTATCACATACAAGTATAATTGAATCATTATCTACTGCTGATATCACAATGGGTATAGACACTCCTGTGTCATCATCTGAATTGATTACTTCATTTGTTACTGATACTGCTATTTTAGTTATTGGTGTATCAGAGTTATTAGCTTCTTCTAATTTTTCTAATTCAGTTGCAGATGCTGTAATATCATTTGGAGTTGATGAACCATTATCAAGTTCAATATTTATACAAAGTTATACTAATGATGGTCCTTTAATTATAGGTATAGATGAATTATTTTCATCATCTATTGCTTCAACATTAAGTTCACCTCCAGCTATTTTAACTCTTGGTGCTGCTGAGTCAATGACTGGTACAGCTGTAGCTCAACCTAATGTAGCTGATGTATTAGATCTTGGTATTTATGAAGAATTATCAAGCAGTATTACATTTACTCATTTAGTTGAAGATGCTGATTTAATATGGGGTCAAAGAGAAGAGTTTAGTCCAACAATAAAAATTACATCTAAAGTTACTGGAACATGGTTATATGTGCCAGGTGCATTAGAAGAATTAGAATCTACTATTTTAATTCAATCTAATGTATTTATGAAAAATTTCAATGAGATATTAAGTGGTTCCTCTACAACAATTAGTAGTATTGAACCAGAATTAAGTGTTGGTATTGTTGAGTTATTAGGTTCAACTATTTCATTAATTTCCATAACCGGAAGTTTTATGACTCAAGGCGAAAATGAAATACTTAATGCAACCAACAATATTGTTAGTGCTGTAGTATTAAATACTACATTAGAATTAGGTGTTAGTGAAGATTTACAATGTTCTTTTTGTTTTTCAAGTACTGATGCTAATGGATCTGAATTAATATTTGGCGCTCTTGATGTTTTATCATCAACTACTCTGTCTATTTCAATAACAGATGCTGAATTATTCCTTGGTGATGTACAACCATTATCAAGCACTATTCATTCAACTACTAAAACTAAGGGATTTCTACAAATCCCAGGCACATTAGAAGTATTAGAAGGAACTGCTTATGTATTAAGTATAGCAACTTTTGATTCTTACATTGGTCTTACAAGTGCAATTAATGTTGTTTCGTCTATAGATTCATCATTACTTGCAGGTAATTCTGAAACATTAACTGCGATTACACACGTTGAAACTTCAGTTGGTCCAGTCCTTATGTTAGGTGGCGCAGAAAACTTAGTAGCTTCTATTTTAATAGGAAGTACTGTTGATGCTGAATTAATTAATGACGTTAGTTTAGTTGGTACTGTATATACTAATTCTTATACAGAAGTCTCTGCTATATCTACTGGTGTTTTAGAAGAGTTATCATCATCCTCTGTTATAGAATCATTAACTGTTTCTTCTCTTATAACTGGAAATGTTACTGAGATGAGTTCTACTATATCAGTAGTAAGTAATATTCCTGATGTAGTTGATATATTTGCTGCACTTTCAGCCAATTGTTTAGTTGAAGTAATTGTTACTGCCAATGTAGTTCCGGGTATTGTTGAACTATTAAGTACTACTACTGTTAGTGTTCTTGATACTATATCTGAATTAACATTAGGTATTAATGAGTACTTATCATCATCTATTGATGTTTATAGTACAATTGATGCCTTATCACCAATTAATATGCAATGGTTAGATACAACTGTTTTTGTTGATAGTAATGTTAGTGATCTTAAAATATTAATAGGAGAATACACAAGTAGTGTTAGTTCAACATCTACTTCATTTGCAGATCTAAGTATATTCAATATAGAAGTATTAGTAGGTACAACTACAATTTCTACTGATGTTAAATCTGATTTATTTATTGGAGAACCTGTATTTGTTTCATCAACTATTAATGTTGAATCATTTATACCACTTGTAAGTACTGTAACAGGTATAACATCAACTTCTATTATTCAATCTGATGTTGCAGATTCTATCTTATTATTAGGTGCAGCAGATAGCTTAACATCTATTGTTAAAATAACTACTGATGTAGAAAATATACTTACTCTTGGTGTTGCTACTCCATTAACATCAACTGGAAATGTAATATCATTATCAAATTCAGTTCTAATACTTAGTAATTTTAGAGGTAAATCATATTCTGAAACTGAAATTTGGGGCACTCTAACATTAGGTGTTGCAGAACACTTTGAAAGTGGGTCATCTTATGGACAGTCAGTCGTTAATTGTGACGGTCTTGTAATTGGTGCCATTGATTTAAATGTAGATTATGCAATAACAACCACTGCTGATGCCAACTTAAGCGTTGGTAGTATTATGTCAGCCATTTCTTTAATTTCATCAAATATTATTGTTGACTTAAGCGTTGGTGGTGTAACTCCATTAGAACATTCTGCTATTATAGATACAAATGTAAATGATAGTGAATTAGAATTAGGTACAACAGAACCATTAAATTCAAATATTTTTATTGAATCTTTTGTTGATGGATTTATTTATACAGGAGTAGAATACGGAATAAGATCAGATGTTGATATTCAAAGTTTAGTTGGTGAAGCTGATTTATTTATTGGTGATAATTCACAATTAAATTCTCAAGTACATGCTAATTCATTATTTATAACTCCATATTTAATGAAAGGTGTTATAGAAGAATTATCAGCTACAGTTCAAATTCAAACATCACTTGCTCCATTGAATGTATTACTTGGTGGAACTGATCTATTATCAAGTAGTATATTCTCCATTTCAATTACTGATGCTGAGATGATTCTTGGTACTGATACAGGTCTTACTGCAACAACATTAGCAGAGTCATCATCAAGTGGTCATTTCTTATTAGGAACCACTGAGATACTATCAGCAACCGGTCTAATTACTTCTTATACTGGTTTAGATGATGATCTTTATATAGGTATTGCTATTGTTGGACATACAGTGTATACCTCAAATATACCTCAAGTTGGTATAATTGTTGGTTCACAAGAACCTTTATCTGCAACTAGTTTGATTAGAACATCTACTAATGCAGAGTATATTACTGGAAAACTTGAGCCATTAATTGGGAATGTTTCATTTAGTACTAAAGCTTCTTGTAGTATAAATGTTGGTTATGCAGAGCATTTATCAGGTTCAGTTATTTTTAGTATAAATATTTATGATTTATATTGTTGGGGAATTGTTGAAGTATTAACAAGTTCTGTTGATATTAAAACTAAGTCTGATACATTCTTGAATTTAGGTATTGCTAATCCATTAGCAAGTTCAGTTAATATTGTTCAAACTACTACATCATCTGATTTAATTATTGGTTTAGTAGAAGTATTATCAGCTACAACCGCTCCTTGGGTTGAATCTAATTCTGATACATTATGGTTAGAAATTGAACATATAGCTAATATAGTTATTCAATCATCTATACCAGATGTTGCTATAACAATGGGTCATCTTGATAATTCATTATCAAGTACAGTTGTTATTAGAACTGTATCTACTATAGACCCAATGTACTTAGGTGAAGATGAAATTTTATCTGCTAATTCATATGTAAGAGTTGTTGTTGCTACTGAATTATCTATGGGTATTGTTAATGAAGTATTAGAAGCTAGTATTAATTTATCTACCATTAGTAAAATTGAAACTGAATTAGATATAAATACTCAAGATCTTCTTAGAAGAAAGATTACTGCTGATTTACAATATTGGTACGACTATTTTGTTGTGAATCATAAATCATTAAATAAACATCAGATAACATTTCCTTCTGCAGGTAATATATATGAAGGATCATTTATAGAATTATTATTTAATGATAACTATGATAAAACAACTTATAGATATATGTATAGAGAAGTGTTAGATAAAACATCATGGCCAGCTGCTATTAAACAAAGAATGATGTTAGATCCAGATACTGCTCATTATTATATAGCGGATGGTGATGATCCAAATGAATATAATATAAATGTATATAATATTCAATCACATGATATAATTATGATGGATAGATTATTAGTATATAGATTGGAACCTGAAAATGCTACACTAATTGGTATTGACTATGATATTTTAGATACTTCATTAGCTAAAATGATTTATATATACTTAGAATTGAAGATTAATGGCGATTATAGCAAATATGATAACGAGGCAATTTTTACTAGAAAGTTAAAATCATTAGAAACATGCTATGAAACATATTTAACTCAAAATATCTTTGAACATGTATCAAATAAAGGAACATAATATAAATTAGAGATAACCAATTTAAAGGAGTTCGATAGTGTTTACAATTGATGATCTTTGGAGAATAATGCATTACCTAAAGGATGGGACTACTGATCCAAACCTTAGTGAATTGACTACCACCTTAGCGACATCAGAAAAGGAATTAGTAACTAAATACTTTGAGCAAATAATTGATCAAAATACGATGACTACCAATGATATGAAAAGATTGCGCCAAATGATAATTGATTGGTATACTTCTCATAGAACAATAGCCACAACTCAAAGACATTCATCTGATATCCATCAGATGCCTAACAATCAATTAAGTGAGCTTTTCAGAAGTTTTGGTTTCGAACATGGATTAAATTTAGTACCATTGACAACTAAAGCTAATTTCTTTTTAGACTTAGTAAATTTTTATAAGAAAAAAGGTACTCCTGAAACTCTGGTTGATGTATTAGATTACTATGGTTTTTCTGATACTGATTTAATTGAATATTGGTTACAAAAAGATCAATATAACAATCTTGTTTTTAGAGGTGAGTCAGTAAGGTTAGCTGCATCCGGTAGTACTTTATTATTAGAAACAGATGTTCCTTTTGAAAAAATGACTGGATCAGATCCTCATTGGATACAGACTGCAGGTAGTATTGAATCCTTGATTCAAACAAATAAAATAAGTTTACCATCTAAAAGTCCATATTATTCTTTAAGTTCTATTTTTGCTTTATATAATATTACAATTTCTTTATCTATTTTATTTAGAGTTGTTGAAGATCAATATGATAGATTCATGTTGGGTTTGGAATTACCTGAAAATACTGCCGTAAAGAATTTAGGAGTTCTTCTTCCTATTTTACATGTTTTTGTTGCTACTTGTTATACTTTTCAAAGATTGTTTGGAGATGGTATTATAAGTACTTTTACTAGATATGGTTGTTATGATGGTGTTATTGATTATCAAGGTGATCCTCCTGTACCTCTTGATTTATCAAATATAACAGAAATATATGAAGAATTAATTTCAAGACCAATATCAAGAGATGATAGAACTGCTAGAATCCAATCTATAGTTGATGATTGGTCAAGACCTATGAGTCAAAACTTTCTAAATTCAATAGGTTCTGCTGAATCATTATTAGATGCAATGAATCCAGAGTTCAAAGAAACTATTGACTCTTGGTTTGATACTGGAGATGAATCTTATTTAATAACATATATGATAGGTACATTAGATAATTGGATTAGATTAAATGTAGACTCCAAGTCTCCGAGTTTAGTTATAACAATGTTAGGGCTTGGGTTTAGAAAAGAATTATATGAAATATTAAATTTCTTTAAACCATATAGAGCTAGATTAGCTTTTATGGATACAGCTTTCTCATTTAAAAATCCATTAACTGAATCTGTAATGTTAGATGAATGGATGCTAACACAGATAGGCAGTTATTATCATGACAGTATTAGACCACCTAGTTTTCCTTGTAATAAAACTCAGGCAGAAATTGATCTAGAAACATTAATGAGTTTGACTTGGCAATGGGATACAGGAAGATTTTTTGATGATCCACCTCGTATTCCAGAAATTCCTGGTGCTAAAGACCCATTCCCTCCAGTACTATGTGATAACTTAGAATGGTTATATGATGCCTGTAGACGTTATGATGTTCCTATGCCTCCTGAATATCTAAATTTTAGTTATGATAGTGGTGGATATTATGATATTCTTCCTATTCTTCAAAAATGTTTTCTAGAAGCATTGAAGCATCATCCAGGTGGTGGTATATGTGATTCTTGGATGATTGAGATAGGTATGTTCTTTCATGATAGAATTGGTAGAACTAATCACTATAATCAAAATTGGGATACTGGTTCATTTTTTGATTCAGGAACTGAACATGCTTGGTATGATACAATGGATGTTGATCCTGAGCAAAACCGTGACGATGTTGTTACTGTTGATGATGATGGATTTAACCATGAAATTATGCAGACTATGTCTGATAATTTTGGACTAGAACCTCCTATGAGGATGGATGTTGGAAATAGTTATGATACATTAGTAACATCATCTCCTGTTAGAGATGTATTTGAAATTTGGATCACCTCCAATGCTAGAGCAACAGTAACAACAACAGTTGGTAAATACCCATCAATATTTGATTCAGGTAATACTTTTGATGGAATAACTAATTTAGATGTTGTTGGTGATGGTAGAATAATTGAATATTTATCATCTACCGTTACCATTCAATCTTCAGTTGTAGAAACAATAGGAATAGATTTTGGTAGAAGTGAGGTATTAACATCAAGTATTAATGTTGTTAGTGCAATAGAAGTTGACCTAGAAATTGTTGGACTACCAGTAGCTTTATCAGCTTTTATATTGGCAACAAATGTAACTACTGCTATTATGAGTACTGGTACTACTAAAGAAAAATTAACTGGTACATTAATAGTAAAATCAAATATATATGATACTGAATTAACTCAAGGCGACATTGAATCATTAAGTGGTGTTTCTTCCGTTACTACAGAAGTAGATACATTATTATCTACTGGTATAGTTAAATTATTAAGTAGTGCTGTTGCTAGTGTTATATATACAGTTAGTGAAATGAGAATGGGTTTTGAAGAATATTTAGAATCTACTTCAAATATTACTTCTAATTCATCTTCTGACTTACTTGTTGTTAGTTCAGTATATATTACAAGAAGTATTGTAATTGATGTAGAAAATAACCATGGTGACCCAGTCAACATGGGATTAATGGGTATAAGATTTTCTAACTTTGGTAATATAGTTGATATTGGAGTTCCAAATGTTGATTTTAGTGCTTATGCCACAACAACATTACCATCAGGTTCTTATGCACCTTGGAGATTATTTTATAATTCAATTGATTTAACTGGATCTCCTCAAAATTGGTTAGCTAATGAGAAAACAACAAACCAAAGAATTATTTGTAATGTTGGAGTTGGTATTGGTATAGATGAAATATTATTCCATAATTATCACCAGAGTGGAACTGATACAGACAAAGGTATTAGAAACATTAAAATTTACTTTAGTAATGATATAATATCAGATAAGGTATATGGTAATCCAGTTTCTAATGGAGTATTAGTATACAATGGTAGTATAAATGAACATACTCCAGTAAATGAAGAAGATCCTCAATCAGTTATACTTGGTACTTATAGTGGATCAGTTAATATAAGTTCTTATGTTAATAATGTTGATTTAGGTGTTGACTTAGTATCAGGAAATTCTACTATAATTTCTTATGTTAATGATTCTGATCTATCTGTTGGTGTTATAGAAGAATTATCATCATCTATAACTGTTAATTCTAATACTAATGTTGATACTATTTTAAGTATTGGTACAGAACATTCATTAGAAGCTTATTGTGAAGTAGATTCTGACGTTGAAGTTATTTTAAGTGTTCCTACTATATTATTATCCAGCACTTATTATGAAATTGATACTAAATTTATAGATACAAATGATGTTATATGGACAAATTCATATTTAAATCATTTTGTTGAGTCAAATATTTATTCTGAATTAACTCTTGGTTCTACTGATTCCTTGAGTAGTTCTATTGATATAATTTCTTATGTATTAGGTGGAAATTTAATACTTGGTGATTCAGAAATACTTAGTAGTTCTAATTCTACTATTACATTAGTCACAGCAGATTTATCTCTTGGAGCTGATGTATCTTTTGATGGATTTGTTAATATAATTTCTAATGTAGAAGGAATTGTCACTATTGGTATTGTTGAATTATTAAGTAGTATAATTATAACAAATACAGATGTAACAGTAGATTTATTATCAACTGGAGTAAATGAAACATTAAGTGGAACTTCAGTAGTTGATTCTACATTTACTGCTGCATTAGATATGGGTGTTCTAACAATAATTTCAGGAACATCAACTATTGATAGTATTTCTAATGGTATTCTTGTTACAGGTGGTAATGAAGAATTAAGTAGTAATATAACTATTGATTCTAATATTGATAGTACATTAAATCAAAATGATATTATATTAACTGGTAATTCTACATCTAGTTCTATTGTGTCTGATATTTTAATTATTGGTACATCTGAAATATTAGAAGGAACATCAATAGAATCAAGTAATGTTTATGGTGAAATTGAAATTAGAAACTCTGTATTAGAAGCTAATTGTATAATCATTAGTGATGTTACACCATTATTAAGTTTTGGTATTGAGGAAATTAATAGTAGTGTTTCTAATATTTATACTGCAGTTGATGGTTCATTAATTGTTGGATATAATGAAATATTATCAGGTAGTTCAAATAGTGTAATAGATATTTTAATAAGTGTAATAGATACTGGTGTTGATGAAGAATTAACAGGTTCAGTAGAAATTATTAATTTAGTAACTTCAGAATTAGTTACTGGTGACAATGAAGAATTATCATCTAACATTGATATTATATCCAATGTAATAGCATCTACATTATTATCTGGTGAAGAAGAAATATTATCATCAACTACTAATGTTATTACTTCAGTTGATTCTAATATAACTATGGGTGTTCCTGTAGCATTAGCTAATACCAGAATAAATGTAACAACTAATGTATCAGTTGCAACATTGGTTATAGGTGACAATGAAGACTTAACAAGTCCTATTAATGTAACTTCTGTGGTATCATTACCAGAACTATACATTGGTATAAATGAAATATTAACTGGATCATCTAATATTACTACTGATATAATATCTATTTTAGGTGTTGAATATGTATTAAATTCAATTACTAATGTTATATCAAATGTAAGTGCTGTTATAGACAGAGGTGATAATGAAGAATTAACTGGTGTAGTTGGTATTACAACATTATCAACAGGACTAATATTTACTGGAGATAATGAAATATTAACAGGTGTTGTTGATAATTATACAAATGTAAATGCTGATTTAGTAACTGGAAATATTGAAGAATTGACCGGAGTTGTTAATAATTCTACAGATGTAAATGCTGATTTAGTAACTGGAGATAATGAAGAATTAACTAGTATAATTGGTATTACAACAACATCAACTTCAATGTTAGTATTGGGTGAAAATGAAATATTAATTGGTATGTCTGAAGTAATTGTATCATCAGATGCAACATTAATAAATGATCTTGTTATAAACGCAACTTCAAATATTATTACTAATGCTAGTGCTTTTCCTTTAGTATCTGGTGAAAATGAAGAATTATCAAGCACAATAACAATAACTACTGATACTACCACACCTGAGTTAGAGGTTCCTGGTGTAAATGAAGAGTTAGCAGGACCTATAAATATAACTACTGATGTTAGTTCTTATATCCTGGTACCTGGAAGTGACTTGTTAACAAGTACAATAGATATAACTACTGATATTATTAGTTCTGATTTAGTATTCACTGGCGAAAATATAGAATTATCAGGAACTTCTGAATCTAAGATAATATTTATATATGCTTATAGTTTAGATATTGGTATGGCTATTATTGGTTCATCTAATTCAACTATTAACATTGATTCTATTATAGATATTAGTATGGTTATTATTGGTTCAGCTAATTCAATTAGTGATATTAATGCTGATTTAGTAACTGGAGACAATGAAGAATTGACTAGTACAATTGGTATCACAACATTATCAACAGGATTAGTATTGACTGGAGATGATGAAATATTAATAGGAACAGATGTATTAACTACTAATGTTTATGATACAACAATAGATATAAGCAATGATACATTGGATAGTACATCTACAACAACAAGTGAGTTTGATGCTGATCTAACAGTCGTTTAAGGATTTTATTAGAACATATTATAAATAGTCCATCTTATTCCACAGACTTTAAACTTAAAGCATTTAGTCTGTATGCTTAGGAGATAAAAATGGTATATAGCAATAAGTTCGTAGTGGTAATCAAATGTAATGGTAAAATTCTTAGAGAAGTATCAACTGACAATGATGTCATCCTTCCTTTTGGGTCAGAATATTCTATCCTATTAAAGAACCTTGATAATAGACGAGCAGTAGCGGAAGTTTCTATTGATGGTTCAGATGTATTGGATGGAAGAAGACTTGTTATTGATGCTAATGATGACATGGAATTAAAAGGTGTCATGGTTAATAATGCAGTTAAGAATGCTTTTAAATTTATTCAAAAAACGAAAAAGATTCAAGATCATCGAGGTGATAAAGTAGATGATGGTTTTATTCGTGTTAAATATGGGTTTGAAAGAACTATAGATTATTCATGGACAACTACTCATACATATCCAACAGTGTATAGATCTTTCTATAGTCAAACTGATGTTAAGTATGGTGGTGTATTAAATGAAGGTCCAACTGCTAGAGGTATTACAGGACAATCAGAACCAACAGCTCAAGCAAATGTTGAAAGTTCAGTTACTATGGATTGGATGGGACCAAGTGAAGCACCTCAAGCTGAAGAAGGTATTACAGTTCCTGGTTCTGAATTAAAACAAGATTTTAATACAACTCATGTTGGTACTATTGAAGATCATGGAGTAGTTATCATTAGACTTAAAGGTACTGATAAAATAGACGAGCCTGTAAAGACTCCTGTATTTGTATCGACAAAAAAAGAATGTCCTACTTGTGGAACTAAGTCACATTATGGAACTAATTATTGTTCGGAGTGTGGTACTAATTTACAAGCATAAAAAATAAACAAAAAAAAGATGGACTATGTGGGACTCACTAGTAATAGCTGAGTCCCACATTTTCCGTTAACTTTTTTGTCCTGGGTTTCTAGCTGAACGTGGTAAACTTTGTTCCGATGGATTTCTACCGATGATTGATAAACTGTTATAAGTTGGGTTTCTTCGTTATAATGGTAAACTTCGCTACTTTGGGTTTCTGCATTTTAATGGTAAACTACTTTGTTATGGGTTTCTTTCATGAAGATGGTAAACTTGCCTGCAATGGTTTTCTATTGGTAACTGGTAAACTATACACCTCTGGATTTCTTTGATATGTTGGTAAACTTGCTTTTTTTGGGTTTCTCCGCACAAATGGTAAACTACGTCCTCTTGGGTTTCTTTATGAGGCTGGTAAACTGTTTTAAGTTGGGTTTCTGCATTTTAATGGTAAACTTACTTATTTTGGGTTTCTGCCTTCAATTGGTAAACTCGAAAGTATTGGGTTTCTGAGAGGTGGTGGTAAACTGGTCAGTATTGGGTTTCTAGAAGGTGGTGGTAAACTTCTCTTCTATGGGTTTCTGTGACAGATTGGTAAACTAATTTATTATGGGTTTCTTGTTACGCATGGTAAACTAAGATACGATGGGTTTCTTAATTAAAATGGTAAATAGCAGGGACTTATTAGATCCCTGCTATTTAAAATATTAAGCTTCTATTTTTTCATGATGTGGTCTTTCAAGAACTCTTTCATGATAAGGCGGAACAACTTCCAATCCTTCCAACCCTCTCCACACAGGATAAAGATCTTGAAGGAAAGTTTTCATTTGAATCCTTACAGCCATAAGGTGAATATGGGTTTTATTCCAATATTTATCAACGACCTTTGCAGCTTTTGCTTCAGTCAGCCCAGAAGATCTCATTTCTTTAAGTAAAGCAATTTGCCGTCTATTCTGATATTTCAATTTAGCATTATAATAAATATCACCATACTTATTAGGTTTTTTCCCATATGCTTTCAAAATAGATCCAGAAAGCACAAACATCTTTGTTCTCATGGCTGGGTTATATGATACCCCTCTTTTCGTACAAAGTTTTCCTTGTGCATCTAAATATTCTCTTTCTACAAGATGCCTTACTTGTCTGGACCTTCCTTCCATTTTCATTTCGCCTGATTCTTCATCTATAGTGCCAACCACATCATAACCAGCATATGCCCACATTGAAGAAACATATGTACATTTGGTAATATCAAACCCTGATATGATGACTGCTCCCATCAAAGGACCAACACCATCAATATGTTTTAGATATTGGGACCAAATTGGAAATGTTTCTAAATAACCAGCAATCACCTTTTTGGTTTTTGCTTCTTCTTCTAAAAGAGATACATAATTTTCAACCAGATTATATTCAGGCACTGAACCAACAAGAATGCTATTATCTTTTATAGCTTTGATTAATGTTGTTTTATTTACAACAACATAATCTGCAAGGAATTTATAATCTTTTACAGCTTCAATCAAAAGTTCTTGGGATAGTGTACTAAGTCCTTTTTCTTTTGATACTCCAACAGGTAGACCAAGTTGTTTCATCAAACCTGTTGTTATTCTATTTCCAGTCTGGATTCTCAATTTTTGAATGCCATAGAATGTTTTATCTTGAGATTTAAGAAATGTATAAGATGGTCTTCTTGTCATAACTCTCATCTTATTAATAAGGTCAAGTCTTTCTGCTTTCTCTGCTGCTGCTTTTTCTTTTTTGGTAATTGTCATTGTAACATCCTTTTTTTTAAGTTAACTTGGATTATTTGGGCTACTATAATATATTGGTAAACTTTGTACTTCTGGGTTTCTTAAGAAGTATGGTAAACTACATTCCTTTGGGTTTCTAAGCGAGTATGGTAAACTTAATAGTTTTGGGTTTCTAAATCAGAATTGGTAAACTCTTTGTATATGGGTTTCTTGTATACTTTGGTAAACTTTTCAACTGTGGGATTCTTTATTGGTGTGATAAACTATAGGTAGTGGGTTTCTCAACTAAGGTGGTGACCTCCTTTAAAATTAAAATTTACAATTATATTATATTAGTTATTTATATATATAGAACCTTATTTCTATAATTACCACCAATCACATGAAAAAATAAGAACAAAATAAAAAGATAAAGTAGATTCTAAAGGAGTTACATAATGGAAGATAAAAAGATCAAAGAGCCAGAAACTATAGTTGTCAGTATAGATGAAAATTATGGTGACTCGTGCATTAATGATGCAGTGAATAATGTGAATGCTAAATCTAGAAAGCCAAAAGGATTTGTTGAAATCTATTCTATTGACGAACATGGAAAAAAACAAAAAGTTGGTAAAAGTAACTTAGTTCTCTATAAAGGTCGAGAGTGGATAGCTTCTAGATTATGTAACAAAATAAATGATGATATTAACCAAGTTCCGTCTGAATTTATAAGTTGGTTTGGATTAGGAAATGGTGGAGCTCCAACTAGTGCTCCATTAGCTCCAGCCACACCTACAAATGATTTAGATAGTTTATCAAATGAAATTCCTTTTCATGCATCAGATTCAAGTTGTGCTGATCTTAGGAGTGGACAGTATTATAAACACCCTTTTGATACAATAGAATTTCAAAAGGATAGTTTAAATGAGGATAGTTGGTTAATATTAAAAATTACGACAACAATATCAGTAGATCATGCTAATGGATATAATTTGAATGAAGCAGGATTATATACATCTACTAGTAATGTTGGTGGGCACGGTGGTCCATTTAATATATTTAGTATAGTTACATTTCCTAGTATTGTAAAAGATGATACTAGACAGTTAGTATTTTATTGGTATTTATATTGCTAATAAAAATAGATTAAAAAAGGTTAATTTAGAGATACCTCCAAAGGATTTTCAAACACACTGTAGAGCGGAAAATGACTAAAAAACAATTTAATATGAATCCGTTATAAGGAGGAAAAATTATGGCAAGTCCAATATCACCAGGTGTATATACTACAATAACTGACTTAAGTAGTTATGTTGGTGCTGTACCAAGCACTATTGGTTTGATTTGTGCTCTCACCAAAAAAGGTGAAGACAACGTTTTAAAATTTATCGGAGGAAGAGCTGAACTCATTTCTGAGTATGGTGAACCTAATATAACTGAGTATGGAAAACAATACGGACAAGGTATGTATTGTGCATATAATTATCTTGGAGAGTCTGGTTCATTATTTTTTATCAGATGTATGCCAGATAATGCAGCATATTCAAATGTAAGAATTAGTGTAGATTTAGCAGCTACTGATTCTACAGCTACTGTTTCTTTAGATTATATAGATTCAGTGGATATTAATAGTATTTATGAAATAAGATCAAAATTAGCTTCTACTGGAGATAGTCATCCATTATGTATTCTATATCCAATTGGTAGAGGTGAATATTATAATGCTATTAGTGTAAGATTAACAGCTCATGCTAACCCAATGTTAGATGGTATTTATGTACTTGATGTATATGAAAAACAAGCAGATGACTCAGAAACTATTATAGAATCATTTGAAATATCATTTGATCCTAATACAAGAGATAATTCTGGGGATTCTATTTGGATCCAATATGTTCTTAATAATTATTCAACTACTTTAAGATGTGAAATGACTACTGATGGAGATGAAATTATGTCTCCTGGTTATAATACAATGATTAAAGTATATGATAAAGAAATAGGAACTGTTTCTGTTAATAAATCTAATGGATCAGCATCATTAACAGATTTAAAACAAGATTTTGTTGACTGGGCATCTACATCATACCCATATACTTATTGTATAGAAGCTACTGACCAACGTGGTAATAAAATACATGGTTGGTGTGGTGCTATAAATGTTGAAGAAGATAGTATTGAAGTTTATAATAGTAGACTTACTGGTGGTGCTAAAAATTGGATTGGTGATACAGTAGCATTTGATATTACTGGAGAAATTACTTATACAATTAAAAAATCAAATACATTAGTATCAACAGCATTTGATTTTGATGAACCTGTTCCATTAAAGAAAGGTTCTGATGGTTCTTTATTAGATGCATCCGGAGATTTAAATACATCTGGACTTGGTGGAGCAACTAATCTATTATCTCAAGGTTATCTAGGTCAATTAACTAGTAAAATTGATGGTAGTAGTTCAGTTGATGAACTTTTAGACCAAGAAAATATATACTTTTCAATTGTATATGATTGTGGTTATCCAACCGATGTTAAAACTAGTATTTCAACATTAGTTCAAACTAGACGTGATTGTGTGGCAATTATGGATAATGGTGATAATTCATCATATAGTAATTCAATTGCTAAACGTACAGATGTTCATACATTTAATAATTATTTCTGTGCAATATATGAAGAATATAATAAAGTATATGATTCATTTACTGGACAAGATGTATGGTTCTCACCAGTATATCATATGTCATATCTATTACCAAGAACTGATAATGTATCTGAGGTTTGGTTTGCTGCAGCTGGTTTTAATAGAGCTTCTATTGATACAATTAAAGAGTTAAGATTTAATCCAAGATTAGGTCAGAGAGATCAAATGTATCTAAAACAATTGAATCCAATTGTTAAGTTTAATCCAGGCTATGTTAACTGGGGACAATTGACTTCTCAAGCTAAACCAAGTGCATTGCAAGATCTAAATATTGTAAGACTTGTTCTTTATTGTAAACGCGCATTAGAACAATATTGCCGTTTCTTTATTTTTGAACAAAATGATCAAATTACTTGGTCTCAAGTATCAGGAGGAATAGTAGCATTTCTTGATGATATTAAATCAAGAAGAGGTCTTTATAGCTTTAATGTTGATGTCGGAGCTACTGCTTATGAAAGAAAAACTAAAACTTTCCATGTAAATATTACTTTAGAACCTACTAGAGTAGCAGAAAAAATTAGTTTAAATTTCTTCATTAAATAATTAGTAAACAGGGAATAGGATAAGTAAAAGTCTCCTATTCCCTGTATTTTCCGTATACAGGCTGATATGGTATTTTAATAAGAACATATATTAAATCTATAAGTAAGTAGATAAAATTTATTAATTTAGGAGGAAGTTATGAGTTTAATAGAATATGATGAATCAGTTGAAAGTTTGAAGGAAGCGTTTAATACATTTACAGAATTGGCAGAAGGCGGAAAAGATGGTAGAGGAAGTAAAACTAAAGCATTGCAAGCGAGAAAACTTAGTATGCAATTAGGTAACCAACTCAAGGATTTCCGAGCACTTTCTATTTCAAATGACAAAGCAAAATAAGTTTATTATTAACTCCCTATCTTTAGATAATATCAACGGGTAGGGAGTTTGTTCCGCTAACATTTTTGTTAACTAGTTGAGATAATATTTAGAACAAAATATAAAGAATACATTAATCAGGGTTGATTACCTGATAATCCAAAATAGGATTTAAAAAACTAGAAAACACAATAATGTGGAGGAATTAGATATGGCTTTAAAACATGCTTTTTCAAATGTTAAAGATAATTTACTATCAAGACGTTGGGGCGGACACTCTACTGGAGTAGCAGATCCATATGTTACTGGGTATCATCACATTTGGTTTGATCGACTACCAACTATTTCAACAAAATCAGAAATGGCTTCAGGTGACATTATTAAAGGTGATATGCAAAAAATATTAGCAGCAACATGTACAGGTGTAACACCTCCAGGCGGAACACTAAATAAAATTGAGTTCACTGGTCTTGGTGGAGTCAAATGGGCAGTTCCTGGAAATCTTGATTATGGTAATTCAATTTCTATAAAGTTCCAAGAAATGCAAGGTTTACCAGTATCAATGATTATGCACAACTGGATTAAACTAATGAGAGATTATAGAACTGGTGTTTCTAATCTTGACGATAAAGGTCAGTCTCAAGATATTGGATATTCTAAAACTCAATATTCAGCAGTATTATATTACTGGACAACAGCACCAGATGGACATACTATTGAATATTATGCTGCATATGATGGAGTTTTTCCAACAAAAGACCCATCTGATTTATTTGCCAGTGATGTAGAAAGTATCGGTAAACTTGATGTAGAGATTGAATTTAATTGTGATTATGTATGGCATGAAGATTGGGTATATAATAAAATTGCTAAAACATTCCAGGCTCCAGTTTCAGATAGTAAGAAAGTTATTACTGATTATGGTGAAGTAGGTCTTGGATAAAATTAATTAGGAGGAGTATATTATGTTACATCCAGTAATTGAATCTTTGCTTTTTCTTAAACTTGCAAGACAGAGTGTCTGTGAATCTATTGATGCTTCGTCTATAGAGGAAAAGGAAGAGTTAAAAGATTATATTCAAAATGAAGCTTCTGATTATGAAGTTATTCATTTGATCACTTTGGGAGAAATGCCTGAAGTAAAATTTGACAATGACGCAGAAGAAGCTGTCTGGGAATGTTTCCAAAAAGATATGGTTAAATCTTTTGATTATTTTGTAGAAGAAGGTTTTGATGAAGAAGATGTTAAT